CCAATCAAAAATATCATAATTCAATGGAGTATGTATAAAAGAATCTGTGTCTAATCTCAAGTAATAATTATAATTTCTTATAATACTTTGATTATACATTTCGCCGGAGAAAAATCTACACATGTGGCGATACCCCATGGAAAATCCTGGATGCCCCCAGGCAACAGGACCATTTCCATGAGTTGGGTGTGGAAAAAATTCTGGAATTTGATTTGCAATTTCTTCAGGATAATTTGGCACATCAAACTCTACCAAATAATACTTAAGATCCAAATTAGTTTGAACCTTATCTTTAAGATCCGCAAATGTGTTCTCAACAAAAATAAGCACATCTGTATTTGAGGTGAACTTTAAAAGGTTCTCCTCCAGAAGTGCTAGGGATTGATTGAGCATTTCTACATCTTCGTCAGTAGATCTGACAAGATAAATTATGCAGTTCATAGCATCTGCCACTCTTTATAGGGAATCATGTTTGGGCTGTGTGTACCAATAAAAGATTGTGGGTAAAATACTTTTTCGTTTGGTTGATTTGCATCTAAGAATGCAGACCAAAAACTAAACGTTGATACATGCAGAATATGGTACTCGCATTCTACCATCTTTTTCAAAGATTGAAAAGCATCACCTGCAAATATCTCGAAATGCATATTAAAGTTTTCTCTGAACCAAGAAAGTTTATTCTTTGCTCTGTTGTTATCATCTGCAAAGATATAAACTTTACTCTTTGTCGGGATCTTTTCGAATGCCTTTATATAAAATTCATCATCAACGTAACCATTGACATGATCATCAGCGGGGCGAGTACAGAATCTTAAATGCAAAGACACTGTTCCAGGTACATTATTGTTATTGATACCTAAGACATCTCGAACATCACCAAGATTTTCTACAGAGCCAAATCTAAACATGTCATTGACCATGAATTTTGTATCAAAGGTTGCAGAAAGATTTCCCTGCCAATTTAGATTTGGAAAATACCTTTTGATGTCAGAATGACTTCCATCATGTCCTCCAAGAAGTCTATCAGAATTATATGATGGTGGATATAAATTTCCTCCGTTCCATAAATCCCATGTTCCAAACTTTGGTTCTGGTAGATTAAACTTCTTACAGAAAGAAATAACTTCTGCCATCTGGAATAGATTATTTCCCAAGCCACCATGAAGAGTTGTGCTGATGGTCCAATCATTAAAGTTGACTGGCAGATGTTTTGCTTTTGGAGAACTGTCAATATGAACATCAATTCCCAACCACCCCAAACAGCACAGTTGATATTCAGTATTACCGAAAAATTCTGGAGCATCTACAATCAAAAAGTTATTTGGATATTGTTCTTGCAACTCATTTGCAATTCGATAATATTCATCCCAATATCTTTCTGTAGCATGAAACTCGTCTCTGGAATCACTGTAATTTGGAAACTGACTTACAGCATAACGGTTATGCCCAAATCCGATTGATCGATCTCTGACAAAACAAGGATTGCGATAACCCCAGGATATAGCTAAAGACTTGATTGAGTGTTCTCTTCTACCACGTAGACATAAGAATTTCATATCTGGATAAAATTCCAGGAACTCAGGAACATACTTTAAGTATGAATGTGTGATGTTTGGAATCACCCACCCATCTCGATCATAATCAAAATGAAAAGACACTCTACGTTTTCTTTCTTCTTTTGAAAGACTTTCGGCATCCCAAATTAAACCATTATCTTCACTCCAAGTTTCAAAACTATTTTGATACTTTGGGCCTCCGCCTTTATATTTGATTGGAGTATGATTTCTTAAAAGATAATTTGCGCGAAGAAATCCACATCCACCAGATCCAATAATATGAAAATTACTCATAAGCAATACCCCTCAATTCATATTCCCAACGAACATCAGTATTCATTCTAGGAGTTCCATCTGCCTCAATAATTTGTCCAACAAAAATCCCATACTCCATTGGTTCATGTTCTGGGAATGGTCTACTGTCCTGACCAACAGGATAAATTTCTGAGAGTTGATCTCTTACATTACCTGTAACATAAGGGATTAAACCAACACCATATGCTTTATCATGTGAAACATGATCTCCTGGTTGAGTAGTTGGTTGTCCAGAAGGTTGAATATGTGCCCAATGATCGTGACACACATGGTCAAAAGCAATCATGGGCCATACATATTTGTGCAAAATAGATTGATCATCTTCCCTATTATTCTGATGTTGAACATCAAGATTTAATTTACCATATCGTTGATGATATATGACATTGTTAATACCAAACATTCCTGCCATGATTGTATACCCATGATTATGACAGTCTCTCATTAAATGACATGCTTTATCTGTAGTCAACCATTCATCAACTGCCCTACGTTCACGCCAAGACAATCTGCTGTCACAGTCTCTACTGATCCATGCTTCAACAGTATCATCCATAAAGGGAAGGAATCTCCAGTTTAAAGCATCATAAGGACTGTATCTTTGACGGATATAAACCTCAGCACCATGCTCTTTAATTCTCCAAGTATATTCTTCTGGAGTATCCTCAGCAATATAAAATCTCGCTGTCCAATCTGGATAGATTTCTTTTGCAAGTCTTGCGTTCTCTACTGCACCTTCACAATAAAGAGGATTGTCACCGAAAAGACTAAACGTTATCAGACGCATACCACGTTCCATAATAACAATCAGCACCATGAAATCCTGGATTGCTTCCACCCTTATAGATCTTTCCGAAATCTCCAAGAACATCGGTGAATGTTTCTTTAGTAATAAAGTGTGGATGTGCTTCATCAGTTGCACTTCCAATACTTTCAAACACTCTAACAACCTTTGATGTTTTCATTGCAAGTTCAAGTTGTTCTTTAGGATCAAGAACATGCTGAACAACATTAAAGAACCAAGTCTCATCAACTTGCTCTTCAATATCTAAATCCTCATAAGGTGCTGCAATAATTTCCACCCCGATTGCTTCATAATCCTGACGGATTTCAGCAGGCCAACGATCAATCAAAGGTTCAATAATGATACCTCTTTTGAAATTACCTTCAGTCAAAAGAATAGATCCTCTTGGACCTGCACCAACTTCTACAATAACTTTATCCTTAAAGTCTGTCTTGTAATCGATTTCAAGATACTTTGCAATACACTCAGAAGCATATGAGTATGCTTCTCTACTTAAATCTTGGTGATGTGAAAACTCTGTAGTCTGTGCCACAGCCCACCTATCCATATCAATTCGCATAAGGTAACTCTCGGTATTCAACAATTCTCCTCGTATTTATGAGATCTTTGTGGCGGTCATAAAAGATCTTCGTATTTTTATGATTTGCTTTTAAAAGCCATGGAGCAGGTCTACCAGTTTCAACTCTGGTCCCCCCCCAACAATCTTCACTTTCATAATCAATCCAATATGCACCAACGACTTTACCAAGTTGTTTGTATGCACGATAGCAAAGATCATGATCATCCATATCTTGTGGTTCAAATGCTTCATCAAGATAATCTAATTTTTTAAGATCATCATGATCAATCATTAAAGGACCACGATTTGCAGAACATCTAACTGCAAACACGTCACGGGGTAAGGCATGTTTGCGATCAGCATGGTCTACATGATTAACAATATCACACCAACAATTATCCAGATCTTCTTCCATTCCTAAGTGTTGAGTATTGGGATTGAATTCCCAGTTGTGTGCTGTTCTAGATGTAACAGCAAAAACATCATCAAAGGCTCGGAATGGTTTTTCTAATCGCTTGTTCCAATCTTGTTCTTTGATGATCATATCATCTTGAACAATGATAATTTTATCCCCTTCAGCAATCTTCATACCAAGATTGTTTGCTTTCGTCTCAAAAACATTAGGAGCATAAACAAACTTTCTTTTAACTGGAGTGCCACTCAGAGAATCCCAGATGATCTTTTCAGAGTTATCTGTACATCCGTCGATGACTACGATCAGTTCGTAAGGTTCTGCAGTGTATTTGTAGATGCCTTCAATGACTCTTTCAATTAACCAATCTTTATTGTGGACTGTAAGAACAATACTATGCATTTTCTTTAATTGCATTTAGGAATTGATCAATCTGGCGACCATATCCAGGGCCTCCACGTTCATACCAATAATCATAATCACATTCAATATAATTACGGAAGTCTGGGCCACCAACAGTCAGACCATCTCGGATCGCAAGGTTTGTAAGAATGCTTTGATCATTTCTATGTGCTACAAACCCCTCCAGTTCTTCTCCTTCAGTGCTTTGATCATTATTAATAACACGAGGATCTAAACAATACTTCTGCCATTCATCAATAAGATCTCTTGTTGCATCAGTCACTTTCCATACCATAAAACCACATTCAAGTTGGCGCTCATTCCAATAATCTTCTTCATCACAGTTCATCAAAATGAAGCAGTCTCTTTTAGTATACTGACCATTCATATTGTTGCTAATCAGCAGCATTGAAATGTCATCAGTATCATTCATCTCCTTCTCAACATACAGTCTCAGACCAGGAGAGAACATATCACCACAATCACAATAAAGAATATAATCTCCATCTGCAGCATGTTCCATTGCTTGCGAAATGACATAGGGTTTCCATGCCCACCACCCAGCTCCAATTGGAGCATCAAGTAATTCCTTATTTGCAGCATAGAAATCTGTAGATTCTAACCACTGACGATTGTATGCATGATGACAAAATTCTTCTTCGTGAATTTCATGAAGATACTTTTGTTTGTCTAAAAACTTTTCGTTTGCAAATGTTACCAAATGCCAAGTCATTTCAGTCTCTCCTTAACGTAATCTTGGTTCTCGTAGTATTCAATCAGTTGTTCTTTTGAAAGTGTTTTTAAATATTCCCACAAAGCATTGTTATTTTGCATGTGTGGATTGTGGAACCAAGAGTTTTGTGTTCTCTGATGTTCTAAATGATAAGCGTGATTATCTACCCTACCAATATTATACCCTAAAGTTTGCCATCTGTGATGTCTTTCACAATCTTCTGGAGCATATGCAATAAATCCTTCATTCTCTAGATACCCATCAATATAAACTTTACGATTGAAAAACTGAACCATTCCATATTCAGCCCAACCTTCTCCTTGATTACTTGGATAATAGAAGAATCGATCATCAAAACATGTTGAATCGTATTTTTTGATGAAACGAGATACAAATTCATCGTTCTCAAAGTTATCCATATCTTCTTGAGTCTCAATCGTAAATCCAAGATTTACTTTACGCTCACCATGATTACCATAACGATATGGATAAACTACATCATATTCACCCTGGAGCATTTCTACAGCTTTGGTATAAGTATCTAATGGAAGAAGAAGATCTGTATCATAGTTGACTACGATATCACATTTAGATCCCATGATCATATCATTGAGAACCTTTGTGCGATGAAATGCATCATCCGTCCGAGTTTCTTCTTCAAAGATAAAGTTTAGATTCTTAGTATCCACCAATCTTTTGATAACTGGAAGAGCATAAGTTTCAAATCTACGCTCAGAATCCACTTCTTTAATCGTAACAGTACAATCAAAGTGATGTAAAAGATATGATGTAGAAAGAATTACATTCCTTAAACGATCTCCAGTATCAATTCTTAATGGGACAATAAAGTCCACATTTTTCAAGTCAATCTTCATTAATCATTCTCCATTCTTCTGGGAATAAATCTTTAGTTAATTTATCTGCATTATTTGGTCCAAACCATTTTGATGGATAGACAACTTTTTTATCTTTGTTTCTCGAAAGCCATGCACCCCACCAAGAAAATGTAGAGTTTGCAATAATAAAATCAGAACACATTGACATTAGACATAAGTCAACATAGGAACTTCCGCTTTCACATACAGAAAATCTATCAGATGCAAATAGTTCTTGTTCCTTACACCATACAGGATCGTCAGAAAAGATGAAAACATTTTGATCTTCCGGAAACTCTTTCAATGCATTCTCATAATATTTCATAGACAAATTATGATGATTTAAAGAGTTAATTAAGAAGTCCCCGCGTCGAATGTGAAGTGCAATTGAACCCTGCATATGGGGTCTATGTGGTTCACATGCCTCTAGATATTCTCTTTTAAATGTAAATTCATTTCGAATATCTTCTTTGATGTGTTTAAAATATTTTTCAGATTGAAAATAACCAATGATAGTTACGTTATCTGGACAGTTGTCAAGGAGATCTTGATCAAAATGAAAATGCAGTTCTGTCCTTGCACCATCAGCCAATAAGTATCCAGTCTGTTGTGGTCGAATATCAAACACATCAAACAACTCAATCCTAAGAATATTTCCTAGAGAGTCTTTAATTTTTTCTGAGTGATCTGGAATGGTGTAACCATATCCATGTTTGGCAGCAATGCCTCTTAGAGCAGCATATTGGAACATCTGGTTTCCCAGTTGCCCCATCCTACCAAGATAATTTAATCCAATCATCGGGAAGTAAATCTTTTGTATCGTTATCTTTTAAAAGTTCTGGACCAAACCAAGGATCTGGTGCAACTACAGGATTTGTGCGATTCTTTTGCAACCATGCTCCCCACCAGCTTAATGTACTGGGAGAAATAATCGCACCATTACAAAGACTCATCAAACATAGATCAGTATAAGGGATAAAAGAGTTTCTGTAAACCCCATCCCCTTCCATGCATTTGTGAGAGTACTGCTGCACACTTTCATTGATTAAGAATCTTTCATCAGAGAAAAATTCTTGCTCCTTACACCATGCAACATCATCACTACAGATCAAGACCATCGCATCATCATCAAAGTGCTCTAGAGCCTTGCGATAATAATCAAAGGTAGGAACTGGATGCAAATGTTCTCTGCCTACATTGTCTCCACGACGAACATGGAGAAAAATAACTTTGCTGAACTGATCTATAAAGTCTTCGCATGGAACTCGAATGTTATCGATAAATTCAAAGTCATCACGGATCTCATCTTCAATATGCTTGAAGTATTTTTCTGACTGAAGATAACCGTCAAGGTTTGTATTGTCAGTAAAGTTTTCAAACAGATCTTCATCAAAATGAAAATGTGCCTCATCTTTTGTTGGATAAGGCACTTCACCAATATTCTTAAGATGCTTTAGTTTAAATGGGTGGTGAATCCCATAGTTGGCAGTTCGACTACCATCTTCAGGAATACACCACTCATAACCATGCTTAGCTGCGATACCACGTAGAGCAGCATATTGGAAGAGTTGATTTCCAAATCTTCCATTAATACCTAGTCTATTATAACCAATCATAACTCAATCCAGAATACTTCTTCGTTAGGAATGCCAAAGATAATTCTATCATCACATTGAGATTTTACATAGTCCTCAACGACATAGACTTTATATCCATGATTCAGAAGATTTAAACACAGACGATATTGTTGACTTTCTGTGATGATGTCAGTTCCTTCTTTGTAAGAAACGTAATGAAATGCGAATGGAAGATTTCTTTCATTCTTCTTCATGAAATAATTTGTCAGGAAGATTGCATGTTCATCATTAAAGTTGTCAGTTGTATAACCAAGGTTATAGACAAGACCCATCTTCTTAGCGAAGGCTGCGAAAGAGCGGTTATCTCTTGGTAGACATGGACCACCGTATCCATAACCATACTTAAGAAACTTTCTTCCTACTCGACTGTCATCACCAATAGCACCAAGAACAGTATTAATTTCATCTTCAAGACCAGCGAGAGTCATGACTTCTCCAAGCATGTTTGCGTAACTGATCTTGGTGGTAAGGAAACAGTTAGTTGCAAGTTTTACAATCTCTGCTGCCTTTGTAGACATGAAGTTAATCTTTGGTTCAGTTATCTGAATTGCATGGTACATTTCAGACAATCTATCGTACACATCATTGTCATATCCACCAATCAGAACCATATCGGCTCTTTGAAGATCGCGGATAATTGTTCCCTGTGCAATAAACTCTGGGTTGTAAAATACATTGACTCCAAGTTCATCCAATGCATCTTGGAATGAATCACAGTCTCCTGGATTGGTGGTACATCCAACGATCAGAGTTTTACCTTCAACAGAAAACTCTGCGTTTTGGAAATCTTTCACTACTTCCCATACAGCACTTACATCATAATCACCAGATGGAAGTGATGGCGTTGCTACAAGAGTAAAGATAAGATCGCACTGCTTGATAACTTCAAGGTTATCAATAACTGCTACAAAATTCTTAGCATCATCAAGCAGTTCTGCCACTTGAGGCTCGTTAGTAGTAATAACTTTATTGTTCAAACCGATGACATAATCATGACGACAGTCAGAAACAATAACATCATAACCCGCTTTTTCCAGAAGAAGAGCAAGGCAGATACCTAGTCTGCCTGCTCCAATGATTCCAATTTTCATAGTTTAAATGTAGGGATAGGTTCCATTTTATGTTTGTTTTGGGAGTTGAATTTCTGAAGAACTTCAACACCAGGACCAGTTCCGTATTCCATTGCTTCTTCAAGTTGAACATATGAAGCTCCAAGTTGATCTTCATCGGTTCTTCCGTCATCCCACAGACCGTCTGTAGGGGCAGCGTTAATAATACGTTCGTCTACGCCAAAGTGTCTACCAAGTTCCCATACTTCAGTCTTATACAAATCTGCGATAGGAGCAATATCAACTCCCCCATCACCATATTTAGTATAGAATCCGACACCATAATCTTCAACTTTATTTCCTGTACCAACCACAATACCACCAACAGTAGTGGCAACTTGATACAGAGTCACCATGCGAAGACGTGAGCGACTGTTAGCCAAAGCATGAGTATCAGCACCAAATTCACGCATAGTGAATTCAAAAGTACCAAACACTCTAGAAAGATCAAACTTTTGTACTACGACATTATCAAAGTTTGATTCTAACCATTCCAGATGAGCATCAGAAAGAGTTTCTTGTTCTTCTTTTTGATAGATTGGCATTCCAAGTGCATAAACTGGGAGACCAGTTTTAGCAGCGAGAGTCGATGATACTGCAGAGTCAATACCTCCAGAGACACCAATGACAAATGCTTTAATATTAAATTGTTCAGCGTAGTCCTTCAACCAAGAAACAATACGTGTTTCAAGTTCGGAATAATTTTCAATACGGTTCATTGTTCGGCGTGTTTTTTCTGAATTTGTTCGTTAATCCATGCGTATGTTTTAGCAATACCCTCTTCGAGAGTCATGGAGTAGTCCCATCCTAACTTAGATCGGATAAGATCATTGTTACTATTGCGACCACGGACACCCAAAGGAGCATCTAAAATGTATTCTTTATCAACATATTTCTCTGCAACCTTGGCCGCAGTATCCACAAGTTGATTAATAGTAACCATTTCCTCAGATCCAATATTAACTGGACCCATGAAATCTCCATCCATCATTCTGCGAGTTGCTTCGATACATTCATCAATGTACAGGAAGGAACGAGTTTGTAAACCGTCTCCCCACACCTCGATTTTTCCTCCTGCGACTGGGAGATAGGCCACCTTACGGCAGATCGCTGCTGGTGCTTTTTCTCTTCCACCTTCCCAGGTTCCTTCGGGCCCAAAAATATTGTGGTAGCGAGCAACCCGAACTGGAATGTCATGATTGCGATTATAGGCAAAATACAATCTTTCTGAGAAAAGTTTTTCCCATCCATATTCAGAGTCTGGTGCGGCAGGGTATGCGGATTCTTCACGACAATCTGGATTGTCTGCATCAAGTTGATTGTATTCTGGATACATGCAAGCAGAACCAGAATAGAATATCTTAGTTACATTTTTACCATGACGTTCATTCATCTGACGTTGCATTTCAAGAACGTTCAGATTAATTGTGCAGGAGTTGTGCATGATCTCTGCATCGTTTTCTCCAGTGAAAACAAATCCCGCGCCGCCCATATCAGCTGCAAACTGATAGATCTCATCAAACGGTTGAACATAGCGATAAGGAACTGATTGATAGAAATTACCAGCATCTCCTTTCCATTCCAGAACCCGAGCAACGAAATCTACATCGCGCAGATCTCCAACAACAAATTCATTTGCTTCCGTTTTAGAAAACTCAGGACGCTTAAGATCTACACCACGAACCCAATACCCTTCGGATCGCAGTCTTTTTACCATGTGACTTCCAATGAAACCACCAGCACCAAGGACCAGTGCCTTCTTTACATATTGACCCATAAAAAAGTTATTAGTTATTCTCAGTATATATCATACAAAAAAAGGGAGTTGTTGTCAACTCCCCCTATAACTCAGGCTCGCCACCAATTCTTTAACTGGAAATTGGAAACCAGGCGGGGTTGCCCCATCCGCACCACTTACTTTTAGGAAGTAAGAAACCATAAATGGGTCTTTGACTCCACCACCTAGTTTTAAGAACTAGGAAACTTAAGGGGTTTGCTCCCGACCAGTGCTGTTATAGACCATCCGTGTCTTCATCATCTCGTACATAACAAGGCACACCTTCAGGATCAAGCCATTTGGTGTATTCAAAATCTTCCATAGCAGTTGTCAATTGCATTCCGTTATCACACAAATACATGTCCGAATAACGCTTAGTCCAACTATCTGCTTTTTGAATTCGATAGTCGGGGAACCCATTGTCTAGGGTTCCACATTCTACGTAACGATAAGGAAATCGTTCAAGAATAATCTTCATGCTACTTCGACAGATTCAAGATCATTATAGACGTACTCCATAAGCATTTCATAGTCATCCAGAGGATCACCAGAAAATACCACGCCTTCGCTTTCATAATAGCGACGAACTTTTTTGTAAAGTTTCGGATTCTTTACATCAAGATAGAAATCGCCATTTGCAGCGCCGCGAAGAGTTTGAACGTCTTTCTTGAATTTTGCTGTAAGAGTCATTGTTTTGAATGTTGACCTTGATATTATACTAGTTTGACAGGTGACCTGTCAAGTGCTCCCTGCGAGGATCGAACTCGCCTGTATCCGATTATGAGTCGGGTGCTTTCACCAGATAGCTAAAGGAGCAATGGGAACACTGGGAGTTGAACCCAGACTAACCCGTTATAAGCAGGCCGCTCTGACCATTAAGCTATGCTCCCTTATGATCCTTCTTCGTGATCAGTGTGGATGCGTATGACTTCATCATCCACTTTAACATCTTCGAATATTTCTACGATTTCATTGTAAGGAACAATAACAGCGTTTCCATGCTCGCTTGTTATGATAAACGATTCTCCGTTTTCTACTCTATCCAACAAAGAATCAAAGTCCTCTTGAAATTCTTCGACAGTGAATGATTGAAGTTCTTGTGTCATTTTCATAAGTAAGTTAATATCGGGGCGACAGGGCTCGAACCTGTGACCTCTGGTTCCCAAAACCAGCATTCTACCGCTGAACTACGCCCCGTTGTCTTTCTTTGAATGTACGGCCATTATACCCAAGATTGGAACCATTGTCAACAAATAACAAAGTCCGCCAAGGAATATATCATTATTTAACAGAGTTACGATAAGGTGGCTCATTTTTCTTTAAGGAGTTCTTCGATTCTACGACGCATGTCCTTTGTTTCTCTTTGTTCTCTTTCACAATGCCTATATCCACGATGCCCTCGTAGGATACATGTTCCTTGATAAAACATCGTGGAAGCAAAAACTAATAGCAGTATACAACCAATTAGTTCAATGTGATTTTGAGCCATGGCAGCAAGGGTGGAATGACACCTATGAGTCTGAGGAGACCTTCAGCAAATAAAGCAAGAACGAACCAACCGACACACATAGAAATAATCGCAGCATTACGGTTGTGTCTACGAATTGCATCATCGATCATCTCCTGTACTTCTGAACGACTGATAAGCTCATCTTGTTCATGAATCATTCTTCATCTCCAAGAAATTTGCAAGTGGATCTCTTCTGGTTTTAACAATTTCGCAGGCTCGATAATAGAACATATTGTCCGTATTACCAGACTGTTCGAAAGTTGCCTTAATCTTCACCCAGTTTTCATAGGTGCGTTGATCCATTGATTTGTAGTGATATTACTACTATATACTAATCACTATTATTCAACTGTCAACTATTGTGTTCATTACGTAACACTGTTGAAGAAATTATTAAATTACCAAAAATTTACATATACATCTTTTAATTCAAACTTTTTACCAGTCATTCCAGAATTAATTTGTATATAATCATTATGTCCAAATGAACCAATGGAAAAATACTCGTGAGATGCATATTTTAAATCGTGATGTAAAGCATCTTCATAATACTCTGGTTGAGTTCTATGTGCAATACTCATTAATTCATTTGCTCTTTTTTTAACATCTACCCAAAAAGGAGAATTATATTTTGAACCATAACTATAATGCCACGCTATGGATAGTTGATAGTTATATACATCTCTATAATAAAATTGATTGTATTTTATGTAATTTTCGTGTTTTTTATTTTCAATAAAATCGCAAATATAGCCAGAAAAAATTATATAATAATATAAAGATAATGCTTGAAGTGGTTCAAGAAACATTAATCTATTTCCATTGTAAGAGCAAAATCTATTTTGAATCATTTTCTTACAATATTTTGGTTCCCAAGAGATATGTTTTACATCTTCTTTATTGATATTTTTTCTCGCTTCATCAAGGCTTGTATGTTTAGTATTAAACAAGTATCCATGCTTAATTATATTTTTATCTGGAAAAGGTAACCCAAATTGCCATCCATGCTCTGTAGCTAAATGTTGAGTATAGGGTTTGGAATTAAATGATTCATTTGAATATAAAAAAGCACTGTTAACTGTTTCAAATACAGGACTCATATATTCATCACCACTAGACCATCCAGCGCAACAAATTAAATGATCATATGAAATATCATTTATAATTATTTTTTCTGTATCTAAATTTACATCGTATTTTTCAATTCGGAATGCATGATATTTAACTCCTTTTTTTTCTAAAATATCATGAATAAATGAATTAAAAGTAGAACTTTCAAAATGAAATGCTGCTTTGCTGGAATGAAAATAATGAATGAATTTTTTGTCTATACCCCAACCATCAAATTCAACTCCAAATTTTAAGGAAACAATTTTTTCATCTAGCAAATTACCAATACATATATCAAATGTTTCAAGAATAAGTTGTGCGATATGTGGTGTTGTCGATTCACCTACACTTAAATGGGGTTTATTTGGATCATAATAAATTTCTACTTCATGCCCTCTTTTGAGACAGGTGAGAGCAGTTATTATTGCAGAAGTACCTTTACCTAAAATTGCAATTTTCATTTTTCTTTTTGTGAAACGGAAGGGGTGGGATTCGAACCCACGGAAGCTTTCACTTCGCTAGTTTTCAAGACTAGAGCCTTAAACCACTCGACCACCCTTCCAATATTTAACGAACGTCAAATTCTAATTTACGAACTTTACGTTGTCTCCTTGCTTCCTGAAAAGCAAGGTCTTGAGATGTAAGAATACCAGATTGTTTTTTCTGATTATTAGATTCTACCACAACTACTTGAGATAAGTCAATCGCAGAGATCTTGTCCTCTTTCACTGACATCTGATTTTGGCAACCGCAAACCTGTAGTTTGGATGTACCAATCAATTCTTTGTTGCAACACTTGCATCTGACTACTAACATGATCCAATTTACCTTTAACTTCTTCTAATTCTTCGTGAATGTCTTGATGATGAAACCGCAAAGGGCCCTGAATAAGTTTACTGACCGTTTTCTTTTTCATTATTGCTGGCGCTTCTTTTGAGTTATTTATAATGGGCAATATCGGATTCGAACCAATGACCGTCTGCGTGTAAAGCAGCTGCGCTACCGCTGCGCCAATCGCCCTAGGCTCCCCCGGCAAGATTCGAACTTGCG